TGGCCTCCTCAGATAAGGAGAATGGATATATGGCTTTTAAAGCTATTGATGCACATGATTTTACTGAAAAAGAAGACCTTGGCTATTTGCTATACTTCTATAAATTCAGTAAATTTACTATTAATGATTGGGTAGAGAATACTGCTAAAGCAGGTGCTACACTATCTAATGTATTTGATACCTATGGTCTTAAAGAGGCTCCTGTAACTTATTCACGGGCATTGACAATCATGGTAGAGAACAGTGTGAGTAAAGAATCAATTGAGTTGTTCTTGGAGAGACACGTCAAAGATCTTACTAATAATCTTTCTGCACTTGGTTATCCAATTGACAAATTGGACTTTAATTTAAAACTTAAACAATGACAAGAGAAGACAGCTTAGGTAAAGCCAGTAAAGAGCTGATGTGGAAAGAGCCCTTTTATGGGTTCTTTCTTCTTATGCTCAACAAAGTATGGGACAATAAAAGAGTTCCTACTGCGGGTGTAAGCAAGAATGGTATTAACTATCAGCTTGCTATCAATGAAGACTTCTGGAATGATCTCAATGAGAATCACCGGATTGGCTTACTAAAGCATGAGTTATTGCACATAGCATACTTTCATTTGAGTATGTATTTTAATTTCCCTGACAAGAGAATGGCTAATGTTGCCATGGACATGGAGATTAACCAGTATATTGATCCTGAACTTTTACCAGAAGGTGGGATTAATATTGATGATTATGCTGAACTGAATCTTGATAGGAAAGCAGGTTGCCGGTATTATTATGAGAAGCTGAAGCAAGCACAGAAACAAAAAGAACAAACAGGAACTTCTGGGTGTGAGAATTTTGATAAGATGTGTGATGCTATGGCTGCTGGTGAAGGTACTATAACTATACAAGTTGGTCCTAATGGTGAGATTACTGTACAGTTACCTGACCATAGTACATTTGAGGAGTTTGAAAACTTGCCTGAAGCAGAACAAAAGCTGATTCAAAAGCAAATGGACAGACTTCTACAAGAATGTGCTGAGCAAACTGAGAAGAAACGTGGTACTATTCCCGGACATATCAAAGATTATCTGATAGAAGCTAATAAACTAGAGAAGCCTAAGTTTGACTGGCGTGGATATATCCGTAGGTTTACTGGAACTAGCACAAGGGTGTTTACTAAGAAGATCCGCAGAAAAGAGAATAGAAGATATTCTGACAATCCAGGTCTGAAGATCAAGATGAAGCAACACATGTTACTTGCTATAGATACATCAGGTTCAGTAAGTAACTCTGAGTTAGAAGAGTTTATGTCTGAGATAAAACACATTCACAAGTGTGGTGTAGATGTAACTATCATTCAGTGTGATACTACAATCAGATCTATTGAGCCCTATAACGGTAGAGATAGTATCAATGTACATGGAAGAGGTGGGACTGAATTTGATCCCGTCCTAGAATATTATAACACTAACCTTAGAAAGTATACTAGTCTTGTATATTTTACAGATGGTGAGTGTAGTGCAGACATTAAACCAAAAGCTCCTATATTATGGGTGCTGTCTGAAAGATCAAGTATGAATGATAGCCTTCCGGGCAAAGTAATTAAGTTAGAACTTTAAAAATTAAATAAATGGCACAAGTACAATTAAACATTGAAGAGTTAAAAGATTTCTTAGGACACATGGTTGCTAATAACCAGTATATCCAAACACAGGGTAAGGTTCCCGTAGCAGTAAATATTGAGGGTGATGCAGGTCTTGGTAAGACTTCATCTCTAATGCAGCTTGCTGCTGAAATGAATATGGCCGTGATTAAACTTAATCTAAGTCAGATTGAGGAGTTGGGTGACTTGGTTGGTTTTCCATTTAAGGAATTTGAGATGATTCGTGAAGATGGTGCTAAAAGATGGGTACAAGAAACTCTGATGGATACATATCTTAAGAATAAATTCAAACCTACCGGACAAAGTAGAATGTCTCATGCTGCTCCTGAATGGATTCAGGGACAACAAGAAGGTGGTTTCTTGATTCTTGATGACTATACTCGTGCGGATTAACAAAATATGCAGTCTAATAGTGTTAGTGTGAATAATTTAATTATCTTTGTGATATGGAAAAATTAAACATACAAACTCTTAAGACAGCATTAAAGAGTATAGGAATCTACAAAATTAAAATTAATGATAAAGAGTACATTGGCAGCTCTTGTAATATCGGTCATAGGTTAAAACACCATTTGTGGTCTCTTGAAAATTTAAAACATCATAACAGAACAATGCAGAACTTATATAATAAGTATGGTAAAGATGAAATTTACTTTACTATTGTAGAAGAATGTTCTGATGATATTTTGATAGAGAGAGAAGCTTATTATATTAGTACACTAAATCCTTATATAAATCATATACTAGACCCCCAAACTTTAGTTAGGGATAATGTGTGTAAAAGAAGGATAAGTGTTGCTAAGAAAAAAGCTTATGCAAATGGTTTAAAACCTCATAATCTTAAAGCAGTACATAAATATTCACTTGATAAGGGTGAGTATCTAGAAAGTTTTGAATCTTTTACAGCTGCTGCTAAATCTATTAATGCTAAAAGTATTAATAGTATAAAAGCAGTATGTAATGGAAAACAAACTTCTGCAGGAGGTTATATCTGGTCTTATAATAAAGTTTCTTTAGTATTTTCTAGAGATAAAAAATATAAGTTAGAACCTGTATTACAATATAGTACCGATAATGTTTTTATCAAAAAATGGGAGTCTATAACTGAAGCAAGTAAGGAACTTGGTATCTCTAATATTACTAGAGCAATATCTAAAAACTTAACTGCTGGAGGTTATAGGTGGAAAAAAGCATAAAGTGGTTGGTCCGCAATAAATCATGTGAATTCAGGGAAACTCCAGAGATGGACAATCCTGAGCCAAGCCTTATAGGGATATAAGGAAGGTGCAACGACTAGTGTATGGAGTCTAGAACAGACAGTAAAACACCAAGAGCGCATGACACATAGAAATATGTGATGATATAGTCTGAACTGTGTGTATAATCTAATAATAAAGACACAGAACTACAGGATAAAGAGCCTGTAGGTTAACAAAATGCACCGCTTTATGCAAGCAACAATGGAGTTAATTGATAGACAAGAATATATTTCTTGGAAGCTTCCAAAGAACTGGCATATTGTTCTAACTACTAACCCAGACAATGGTGAGTATAACGTAACTAGTCTTGACATAGCTCAGAAGACCAGATTTATTTCTGTTGAAGCAAAGTTTGATGTCAATGTATGGGCTAAATGGGCTGAGAAAGCAGATATTGATGGCAGATGTATTAATTTCATGTTGATGAACCCAGAAGTTGTAACAAGCTCAGTGAATCCTCGTGCTATTACTACTTTCTTTAACTCTATTAGCTCTATTGAGAAGTTTGAGGATAGCCTCCCGCTAATTCAAATGATTGGTGAGGGTTCTGTTGGAGCAGAAGTATCTACTATGTTTACTATGTTCATCAATAACAAGATGGATAAGATTATCTCTCCTAAAGACATTCTTACTAATACTAATGAAGCTTATGTAGTTGGGGCACTTAATTCTGCAGTTGGTCAGGGTAATGACTTTAGGGCTGATATATCCAGTGTAATTGCAACTAGGATAGTTAACTATTCTCTAACTCATGCTGAGAATAATTCAGTCAGTGATACACTGATTAACCGTTTGGTTAAACTAACTACAGACTGCGATGCATTCACAGATGACCTGAGATATTACATGGTTAAGGAGATTGTCAATGGCAATAAAGTCAAATTTGCCAAGCTGATGATGAACCCTGTTGTAGTCAAAATGGCGGTTAAGTAACTCATAGTTACATCATTTCCCCTTAAAAGGAAAATTTAACTATAATAAATCAAACATAAGGCGGTGTAAAAGCCGCCTTATAACTTTAAGATTATGAAAAATTATTTAGCAATAAAGCTGCATGATGATGGCGATTTTTCCAATACTGATGATGAAATGGATCTCAACCTAGAATGTGAAATACATTATAGATTAGGTTCATTTGATTCAAATGATATTGGTCTTAATGTATCTCATGTATATACTCCAATTAGTGGAGATAAGTTTTTCTTCCTTCCGGGAGTAACTGTACCAAGAGTAAAGATGAAAGATCTTCACAAAGACTTTAATGTAAGAAGTGTAAGAGATATTGATGAGGCAAACATCATATTTACTGGCTCAAAGACAATAGATACTTTTGTTGATTATAATTGGGAGCATAGAACAGAGACAGTTAAATTTAAAGAGTTCATTGAAACTGCAAAAGAGAAAGGACTGATAGCTGATTATTATTATGATAAGTTAGCTACTGCTCTTGAGTTTTATACTGAGGATATTGTGATTATTGATAGCAGTGCAAGAAGATTACTACATGATGATGACATAAGCTTTCATGTAACAGAAAGTAATTATTATGGCAGTGATAAATTCATGTTTATATCTCCTGACTATGCCGAGATGTATAACCATCTAAAAGATAAGCAACTCTATCTAGAGGATTCTCTTTATGAATATATCAATGGTGTTGATGCAGTAACTATTGATTCTCATATGTATGGAATACTCCAAGAAATGTTTAGAAGTTCTGATACTGATAATCATGTTCTGGCAATGGAGATTATGGCAAACTCTGATTACAAATCAAGCATTCTGTATCTCTGTTATCTACTATCTGATAATGATTATAATATAGAGAATAGAAGAGAACGTACTCATGTTAACTTCAAGTCTCTTCTCACTTATATGGGTAGAACTACAAGTAATGTACGTCTTGATAAGGATGATATGGTAGAGTTAATGTTGAGGAAGAAACTCTTAACTAAAGAATATTTCTTTGATATGTGTAATAAGTTTTCTAGTGATCTTGAGCATAAGTTCAGTACTCATTTTCAAGTAAAAACCGTAACTTCAAGTGATAAAATCAATGAGTACTTCAATGAAGAACTTGTACATAAAGTCAAATCAGATTACACACCAGTAATAACACAAACTAATGAGTTTACAAACACAGAACTTGACCTTATCTGAAGAACTTGAGAAATTTTACTCTGAGAGGTTCTACTTTAGTTACTCTAGTATTAACAAGCTGTTGTTCTCTCCAAGACTGTTCTACAGTCATTACATTCTCAAACAGAAAGAAGATAGTACAGATGCCCACCTCATAGCAGGTCGGGCACTGCACTGTCTATTGCTGGAGCCTGAGAAGTTTGAAGAGCAATTTGTTATACTACCGGGTAAAATACCAACAGATAGTAATAAGGTTATAATAGATCACATTTTTACTAACCACTATCTACCTATGAATAATGATCAGTTGTCACTAGAAGATTTTCCCAATGAGTTGCTTGGGCAAATGCAAGTGAACAATCTGTATCAAAGTCTTAAGACAGATGTCCAAAGACTTGAAAAATTACTTACTGATAATAACAACGAGTATTTTGCATTTCTGAAAGTTAAAGAAACAAAGACAGTGATTGATCCTGCTGTGAAGCAGCAAGCTGAAGAGGCACTTGAAGCAATAAAAACAAATGACAGGGTTAAAGCTTTGCTTCAATTGGAACCAGATAAACCACAGGGAATCAGCGTGTTCAATGAGTTATTTTTAACAAGTGAACTAGAGAAGTATGCTTTTGGTTTTAAAGGTTTTCTTG